CTTCCAAACGTATAATCTCACTTGTATTGACTTCTACCCGAGAGTCAAGCTGGGAAGTCCACCAAACAAAACCAGCAAACTGCATGATGAAGCCTACAATAATACTGATTGGTACAGACTTAGACAGGTGCCATTCTTGTTCACTCATGCGGGATAGTCCTTATGTGGTAGTTGGAAATGAGGGCCATCCGGGAAGGACTGCCAATCGCCACCCCACTCAAGAGGGATCTCAAGCTCTTCTGCAGCTTGCTTCATAGCATCAGCAATAGGATAGAAGTGATCCCAGTCCCAAGTAATAGGCCAAGGGGATATGTCTACAGCATGGCCAGTAAGGTGACGGGAGTTCATCGTCTTACTCTTGCCAGTGTTGTATAGTTGTTGCTGTCGTTCTAAGGTACGTAGACCCTCCAGAACAGTGAAGTCCTGGGTGGTGATCTCTATAGCCTTGTTGACGACAAGCACAAGGTCAGGATGAACACCATATAGCCTACGACGAGATTTGTTACCTAGTGTATATCCCATTACCGAAGCTCTTTCATAGAAACAAGGCCATTCTCTGCATTAACTTTATAGTAATGTTGGTCTGGGACAATGAATATCACTGATGGTTGTTGATAAAAGCCGAAACCCCTTGTAACTTCTAGGTTAGCACTAGCAGTTCCCACGTAAGCATACATGCTTGTACCACCACTCACAGAACCACCCACTGCCGATACCATGATAGGCTTACCTGTGGTATTTTGATACTGGGTGTTATTAGCACGACTAGCAGACACATCCTGCCAAGTTTGATTTTGACCAACACCTTCACTTACATTGGCATCAATAGCAGCTTTAATTTTAGCGGGAGATACAAGGCTTTCTGTAGTACCTGTAGCAGTTTCCCATACTGCCGTAGCTTGGTCACCAATCAAACCAGTCTGAGTGCCACTGGTACTGACCACTTTGGTGTCGTCAAAGATTTGGAACTGGCTACCACCTTGGTCTAGGTAACCAATACTAATCCAAGCACTGTCAGCTTCATTACGCATCTTTAGGATGTTATTGGCAGTGTCATACCACAGCATGTTAGCATAAGTCGTAGTAGGGGCTGTACTCCCACTGGAACAAGATGCCAAAGCCTTTAGTGCATTGTTAATGTCGGTACGAGCAGCAGATGCTGTCTGGTTTGCAATATCGAAATCGTGTTGACTCATGTTATCCTCTTAATATTCCACATCTACACTTAGGGTCAGGATAGCGGGAGTATAGTTAGTGTTATCGCTTTCCAGAACTGCCTTAAACTTAAAGGCACGACCAGTATAATAAGACCCGTTAGCAAGTTCCCAACTACCCCAAGTAGGTGTACCTGCTGGATCATCGTTAGTAGCTGCAACATAAATTGTTACACCTACGTCACCCCAGTTGGCTGTCTCAGTAGTCCAATCGTCCCAGTTGTCAGGCCAAGTGTCCCAGTTCTGAGGGATAGCATCCCACAACAAAGTACCATTGTCATACCTACGCTCAAAGGTTCTAAAGCCTGTCACACGGGCATTACGACTACTACCAGTATCAATATAGTTACTAAAGAAGTACTCACCAGTGGGGCTTGCAGCACTTGTGTCATCAATCTCTACAGAGCTAGAGACAACGACAGTATTACTTGTAGTACCAGCGAAAGTTGGGTCTTCTGTTTGAGTATCTGTCGTACCTAGCTGAGGCAAGTCAGAGGGTAGAACAACAACAGTAGTGAAGTTCTCACTAAAGTTATCCTCTTTGTCGTAAGCCCTGATAAGATACGTACCACTACGTGCAGGAAGAGAAGCTGTAGTAGCTGGACGTGGGATTTTCTCAACAACAGTAGTAGAGTTACCCCAAGTAGCTCCTGTAGTCTCTGAGTTATGCTTAACGACATAATGAGACAAGTCAGGATCAGGGATGGGTGGCCAGCTTAGGAATAGAGTACCACCAGACAACTCCACAGACAAAGAGCTTACATCAGAGGGGTCACCAATGAAAGCATTGATCTCTTGATCTACTAGGTTAGTCCACTCACTTTTAACACCAAAGGTATTGATTGACCTAGCCCTAAAGTCATAAGTGCCAGTTTCAAGGTCTACAGCTTCAAAGACGCCTACAGGGCCTGTACCCACAGCTTTCCAAACAGTGTCTCCAGACTTCTTAAACTCTACCTCAACTCTACTTATGAATACATCTGAGGTTGCTGTAATAGTAATACGAGCAAGATTAGAAACCTTCTGGTTGGTAACCTGTGCAATAGCTTCTACAGAAACACCAACAGGAGTAGTAGTAAATGGTGAAGGGAGAGTTGTGTTGTCCCTTTCATACACAGCACCATCTGCAATATCATCAAAGACACTCTCAGAGATTTCTCGTAGTGTCATATGAACTTGTAGGTCATTATTGTCTGCAAGACCAAATGTCCACGACACAACCTCAAACTCTTTATTAGTCCAACCAAATCGACTATTAGTAAGGCGGATGTTATCACCAACTTGTACTTGGAAGGCCCTCATACCAAATGAAGCCATAACCGTAAGCTGTTGACGATTACGTTCTAGGTATATATTAGCAATACGACGAGCCATACCCACATCAGAGGTAAACGACAAATTCAAGTCTGTGGCTAGTTCTTGGTTGTTGTCTGCAAGTACAAAGTCTTCATTAACTACTGGTGGGAAGTCTGTAGTCTGCCAATTAGATTCTGGCCCTTTCCACACACCATTTACAGTATTAAAGTTATCACGACGAGAGTGACGAGTGGCTACAGAGATAGAACTACGAAGATCATCTTCTGTAAAATCAGCTACAGTGCTAGTCCAATATGCAGGTTTAATACGCCACTTACCTTGAGCATACCAAGCAAGGCCACCCATAGAACTGAGCAAGTTTTGCATAAGATCATAAGGTGCTGCTGCAGTAGTAAAGCTACCATTCAAAGTATAACGAGCATCACCAGTTAGTGTTGGGTAGTTGTAATAATCACAGACATTAGCTGCCGTAATAAACAAGGTATCGTCAAGGTTATCAGTGGACTCCCCAAGACCGTATGTCGTACTGGTAATATAATCTCTAATGCAGAGTGCAGGATTGTCTGACCAAGCTGTTGTATCAGTCCTTGGGTCATAGACCTTCTTACCCTTAATTACAGCAGTTACTTCAGGTACACCATTTGGGAATACGTCCTGATTAAACTCCAGCTTAACATAAAGGTAAGCAATACCACGAAGCCTATGGGATGTAGTCCACGAAGGAACAGCAGCAACAAGATCAGCATCAGCTAGTTGATCAGGAGAACCAAGGTGTTCTTTAATTGTCACATAGCCATTATAACGAGAGGGGTTAGTTACGTTACCACTACCATCAATAGTTACTAACTCGTCATTAAGATATATTTCCTCGAAGGCTTCAATCTCATGCCCAGTAAAAGCAAGAACTCTGTGTAGGGTTTTATTAGAATCACCAGTGGTAGTATCAAAGACACGAACACCAGCACTTTTAGCTCTGCCATAAATAATCTGGTGGTCAGCGACAGAACTTGTAGTTGTTACATTATAACCAGTCTGAGAGGCAGTAATTGATGGCCTAGGGGTAAGGGCATTGATAGCTGCACCAATAGCTGTGGACACTAAAAAGTGCGCAAGCATGGCGTTAAAGCCAGTCATACCTAAGAAGGTAAATGCACCTGTTGTGGTAACAACTGTAGAAAAAGTAGAGATAAGCGCCATACCAGCAGAAAAAGCCATATCAATCTCCTAGATATTTAGTATATACCCTCTCAATCAAGTTGAACTTGAGAAAGGACATTAAAGTGTCAAAAGGTTGGTGTACCTTTGTGTTGACCTTGAGGATTGATACCCCATCTTCTTTCAGGCACTTCTCAGCAAACTTAATCAGCTTGATACCAGTATAGCCTTTACGATAGTCTTTGTGTAGATACAGTATGTCGTTCTCAGCAAAGATGTGGTCTTTGTAATGAAGATTACGACCAACAATAACTACAAAATAACCTACTAATTCTTTATCAGCCCTAGCAGTGAAAATCTTAAGTGAGCCTGACTCTTCTAGAATCTCATAGGCACCCCAGTCAGGGTTTAACTTAATCTTTTCTTTATTCAAAGCTATCTCTTCCCAGTGTAGTCGGATAAGTTCTTGACAATCACTACGACAATCACTCAAGAACTCTTGCTGGTGAGTAATCATTATTGAACTGACCTTCCCCAAACAATCTCTTTAGTCTGTAGGTCTTCTACAAAGTCTAAACCAAGATCACCGGGAAAGATTGATTTCTGATAAGCAGAAGTAAACCTAGCAGTACGAGGGCGTTCCAGATCAATCAACTTGTTCTCAATAGTAAGCTGTACAGTAGAACCACCCTCATCTTCCTCAATATTCATCTGATCCATATAACCAGCAAATATTTCAGTCATACTTGCAGTGTCGGCTTGACCTTCTAGGTGCATACCAAAGTAAATCTTAGCCTGCCGCCCCTGATAAGGCTCCGTCAAAGCTAGGGTTAAAACTTCACTTGGCACACCACTAAGAGTGATGGTAGCACCTTTAGCAGCGATCTCAGAGGTTTCCTCTACAGTGTCAATCTGCAATAGCTGGCCAGTACCAAACCAATCAACACTTTGATAAGACAGGATGCCAACACCAGTCCAGAGCCTAAGAACCTCGTCCCCATCGAATAACAACTCAATAGCAAAGAACGGGTTAATTACGCTGTCATCAAGTGCGTTCTCAAGTAGTGCTGGGATATCTCTAGACATTAGCTCACCTTATGTGATTACTTCGACAGCCTCAAAAGCAATGCCATAAATACTAGCATTATTAATCGACCATTCAGCCATGTTTTGTTTTAGTCGGAAGACCCCTTTAGGGGAATCTATTGTCGCTGTTGCGGATGTGTAGTCAGACCGTAGTGCAGGCCAAATCTCTAAAGTACCGTCCCCAGCTTGGTCTACAAGAACTTTATGTAGCCTAGAAGCAGAGCCTGTGCCTAACTGAATGTAATCCCCAGCCTTAAGAGTACCAGTCATCACTACACTCACTGTAGCGTCCCCAGCAGAGCCTGTAACGACCACAGAGGAGGCATCACCCCTAGGAGTAACATAGTCAGGGTCACCTAGTAGGAACGTCCCTACAGGGCCTCTCAGAGCCACTAGCATAGTAGCCCATTCAGCAGCCTTATCCCGGTGTACTGAGGGAATGGAGACAGAGGCTTCCCACCTCTGCCCACCAAAGTCTACTACCTGTTGCTTATAGGTAAAAGGAGATTGAGATGTCGTAACAGAATTAACTGCACGTAGTGTGATACTCTCAATACCAATAGTAGTAGGAGTATTCATTGGGTAACTAATCGCCATAGTATCCTCTATTAACTAAATGCAGCTTTCATCTGGCCACCACGTCTACGACTATCCATAATCTGTTTCTGGGTCATTTGAGCAATCTGAGGAGCAGCCTGAGCAATGATCTTCTTGACACTCTCATCACCATTAGCAGCGAAGTTAAACGACTGGTTAACGACAACCTGTTGACCACCAGAAGCCTCTACGCCTAGCTTACCGTTAGGGCCACGCTTGAGGGGCATAATAGCCTCTGGGCCAGCTTCACCCATGAGTCCAGTGCCATTAGACATTGGGAAGAAGGTTGGGCCACTAACTATACCACCATCAGCAAAGGCTTTAACAGAACCATTCTGGAATACGTTGCCGTAAGCAGAGGCTGTAGTTTGACCACCACCAAAGATTGCCATCGCACCTTTTCTCAAGAGATTACCAATACCCTCAGCAGCAGGTTTAGCCACTTGTTGTTTGTAAATCTCCAGAAGGATATTACGTAGCATTCCCTTAAAGGCATCTTCTATGGACGCAGTTCCATCAACGACAGTCATAAAGAAGTTTTCAAACTGACCCTGAGAATAGTCGATAATATCACCAACTCGTTCTAGACGAACTGCCTGGTCATACAAAGTCATTGCTGCTTGTATTTCTTTCTCAGAAGCCTTCTTTTTATATTTGTCTGTCTTTTGCTGCAGTTCAAACTCAAACTCTGCACGCTTACGTTGCTCATCAGACATGAATGCAGACTTCTTACGTAAGTCAATTTCTGGCTTAAGCACACGTTCAATGTACTCAGTACCAGACTTGATTGGGTCTGTAGTCCTAGAAGAACCCTTCTGACTTTCCTTTGTTGCAGCATTAGACTGCATTAAAGTATCAAGCTCTTTTAGCCCTTGAAGTTGCTCATTGTATATCCTCTGAGCTTGCTCCATTGCATCCAGATCACCAGCCATCTGAGCAGCACCGGAGGCTTCAAGATACTGTGCTTGATAAGTTTCCCTTGCCTTAGCTGTATTCCTTGCCACCGACACATCCAAGCCAGCGGCAAGTGCAGCAGCCTCTGCCTTAGCCTGAGCAATCTGAACATGCAGATTAAGGCTAGAAGAAGACATACGATCCATTGCGGATGCAGAGGCATTAAGAGCTTTCTCAAGTTCTCTAGCGTCTTTTTTAATACCGTCAGTTTCATAGCCAAGGCGTACTGCTTGTTCGGCAGCATCAGCAGCAGCTATCGCAGAAGCGACAAGAGCATTCTTACCTTCAAGGGTCGTTGCTGTAGAAAGGACTTTCTGAACGGCAGCTTCACGAGCAAGTTCCACTTCCAGTTTTTCGGCAGCAAGGAGATTTCCCTGAGCTTTTAATTTACCAACAAGTGCAGTAAGTGCTTTCTGCTCAAACTGATCTCTTTTCTCAAGACCCTTGTTGATAGCATCGGCGTAGTCTTTGGCTTCTTTAGCTGCAAGCCTAGCCTCTTCTCTAGACGCCGCCCTTGCGGCTGCTATAGCTGCTTTTTCAGCCCTATTACGTGCCTCAATAACATCCTTTTGTTTTTCATACTCGTCTGAGATTTCTTTAGTCAACTGGGCCATAAGTCCAGTTTCTTCCATCATATCTCTAAAATCTTTTTCCAGAGTTGGGGTAACTAATCCCGCATTCTTAAGTGCTAAGAAAGCCTCATTAAGCCTCATAGCAAGACCGTCAACAGGGCCTTTTAAAGCATCTGCAAATGCTTTGTTAAGGTTTGCAGCTTCAGCAATCAGGGGATCAAACATCTCCTGTCGTTGAGCTAAACTCCCATGTACAAAAGAATATCTACCTCCATTCCACTCTTTTCTGTTTCTCTCTTCTTTCAAGGAATCTTGAATGTCGGCAACTTGAGTTACAATACCAAGTCCCACTTGGTTTATCTTTTGTCTGGCTTGCTCTTCGTCAATCTTTTTGAAGATGTCCAGCACCTCTATGGCATCACGGCGTGCCTTTTCCAAAGGGCCAGACAGAGACATAGTTATAAGGTCTGCTGTAGTTTCTTTTTTTTCGGTAAGGTAGTCAAAGAGGTTTTTAAACTCTTCGTGAACATTCTCAGTTTTTGTTTTTGTCCCAAGGAGTGCAGTTCCTAAACCACCAAGTGCAGCAATACCAAGACCAATAGCAGCCCCCCAAGGGCCAGCAAAGAAACCTGCTAATTGAGAACCCTGCTGAGAAAATGCAATTAATGGGTTAGTGCCAGCTTGAACCTGTACGATAAAGTCTTGGATTTGGTAGCCAGCTTGCTGGAAAGCTATCTCATTACGACGAGCAGCTTTGCCAGAGCCATAAAGCCCCTTTTCAAACTTATTAAAATCAGAGACGCTGCCATTAGCAACAACCTTTAATTTCTGCATACTTGCAGTGAGACGGTCAATTTCGGCTTTGGCTCGTTCTTTAGTAATAAGACCAGCTTTTTCGGCACGTTCAACCTTGCGAACCTCTGCCTCAAGGTTATCCATAACCCTAACAGCCCGCTCAACGGGTGTGGCATCGACACCAATAATGATCTTAATATCGTCAGCCATTGGCTACCCCCATATAAACTCTGTCGAGCTTCATAATTGTATTTACTTCCCACCCGGACAGAGGGGTGTCGGTCAGTTCTTTGTAGTTTTTTATATCGCTGTAGCTAATAGGATTAGGGCCACTAAAGCCCATACTACGGCTACCACTCAAACTAATAAAGGCAGACCAAACGTGTTCAAGAAGCGGTGGGAAATGTGTCGGGGGTTCCAATGCTTCAGGTCTACGTCCAGTCTGCCTTTCTACTTGTTCTAGGTGTTCTCGTTCTGTAACGCCATCCTTGTCAGGCTTATTGAGCTTAAACTGATGTTCTGCCCAATCACATAGCTGACAAGTTAGGCTTTCATAAAATCCAGAGAGGACTCAATAGCCTCCTCAATCTGGGCTTTAATCCAAAACACACTGTCGTAAATCTCTTTAGCCTTGGCGACAGTCAGCTTGGGAACCTCACCACCATAAGTGATATTCCACTCTTTGGTAGTTTTAGCTAGAGTATCAAGAGTAGCCTCTTCAATCTCTTCTGCTGTAATCTCATTCTTGCCCTTTTGTTGCATCTTCTTAAGACGCTTGTTGGTCATCTCGTGGAGTACTTTCTTGTACTCTTTAGAGTGTGGGGCATAAATGGTAACAGTCATATCGGATTTGTCTTCGTTCTTTAGAACTTCACCAGTAGCCGGGTGCTTAATGGTAACGACAATCTCATCACTTTTGGGAGTAAGGTCTAATAGGTCCATTCGGGTATTCCTTTGTTTGTCAGGGTTATCGGGTTAAGTTTAAGTGGGGAGAGCTAGACCCGACACCAGCCCTCCCCTCCCTACGTAGGGATTCTGTTAAGCAGACCGAGTGATAGTCAAGTTCGACTGCTCTGTGCTGTCGTATAGTGCAACAAACGACATGCTAATAATACGGCTAGTGGGGCCATCAACGCCAACGTCAGCCGAGTTAATCTTGATTTTGGGGAACAAGAAGGTGTAAGCATTAGTACCAGTAGGGTCGTCTACCGACACTTCCAACTCAGTTTCAGTCTCGTTCAGGAAGCGGTTGATCAGTGCTGCATCTTCAAAGTAAGCCGACAAAGTGCCTTCCACAGTAGCCATACCATATTCAAGGCTAGGCGCACTGTCGTCACCAATCACGAAAGTAGGTGCGAAAGAGTTGGTCAGGGTGAAGTCCATGCCAGTTACGATAGCAACAGCCGACGATGCACCTACGTTACCGATTGCCAAGTCACCACTGTAGCTATCAAAGGGTGCAGCACCCGAAGCAGCAGCGGCAGTCTTCTCAGTGGCACCAATGGTCATGTCCTTGCCTACGATACCGAAGGTAGTAGTAACCATCTGGTTGGGGGCCAACGACACAGCCATAGTGTTTACAGCACAACCAGTGAATAGACGTGCTTGGTCGATGTCCGAAGCGTAGTCTTCAAAGGTCAAGAACTTGGGGGTCGTACCAACTTTAATCACGTTAGTCGAGAAAGTGGACAGCATTGCCGATTCAATCAGATCATCATAGTCACCATCACGAAGGTCAACTACAATGTCACCAGCAGTCTGACGGTTACCATGACGGTCAACACGGGGCATACGGTCAGGCTGGATTTCATTGCCAGCAACACGGTCTTTAGTCAAGTTCAACGAGTGAGTGTTGAACGGCAGGTTAGTGTAGGTGCTTGCAGCAGTACCGAAAGTAGATTCGACACCATAAGCAAGGCGGGAGCGAGAGCCTTGTGCGAAAGCCATATTGTTATTCTCCTATAGGATTACTTGTAGCAATACCAACCGATGTTGACTGGTATCATGTAAAATGCACCATCAATCTCGCCTAGCTCACGTTCAGCGTAGCGGATGGAAACAAAGGTTGTATTGTGGGATAAATCTGTCGTTGCCTCGAAGGCGTCGATTATTTTGTCTGCTAGATCGTCACCAGCAGCAGGGCCGTTACCTTCGGGAACATAGCATTCCACACGAAAGACACCCTGATAGTACATTTGCGGGTTAGTGCCTCGTACAGCAGGCTCACGTCGAGTAGGAAGCAGTCTAGGTTTAATGTAAGACTGTCCAGTAGTGGGGGTGAAGCTAAAGTTCTCCCAAGCAATAGAAGGTACGTCAGTGACGCTATTCAGTGCTACCTCAAAAGCAGATCGGATGTCGTCATATACTGATGCCATTATCTAAACCTATCTTTAGTTCTGAGGAACACTGCGTGTCTTGCTTCTACATCATTAGCATGTGGCGCACGGTTACGTAGGGTAAAGCCATTGCTTTCTAATGGGTCAATAGCCCGTACCTCTGCCCGTAGTCTTGCAGCTTCTTCTTGCTTCTTACCAGCCTTGTCAGCAACGAAGGGTTTATTGTCAGAGGTACGACTACGACCGCCACCAGAGCCTCTGGGAACTACAGAGAAAGATTCTACGAAAGCACCAGTCTGGACGGGACTAATAGATGCAGCATACGACACAACCTCTTCACCCTTAGTCCAAACCTTCTCTTTTACTTGGTTCTCTAGTTGTTCCATCTTTTTGTAGAAGGACTGGTTAATGGTAATCTGCTTAGCCATATCAATCCTCCAAGTGACAGATGTAACAAACAGCAGTCCCATTAGAGAAAATAGTGGTTACATGGTTAATCACGTAAGTGCTGCTACCACGTACAATAGTGTCTTCATCTGTAGGCTCTACACCTAAGCCCAAGGCTGGGATAGCACAACGGCGCATGTCTTTTACAACTTGGTCTACAGGCTCAGAGGTAGCATTGTAGATATAACCAACAAAGCTGTAGTCAGTAGTAGCTGCACCACCCACAGTCCCTGTAGCAGGATCATATGTGCCAGTGGTTGTCGTCTTCTTAAGAGTTAGAGTTTCACCGAAATCTCTTACGAGCCGAAGAAAGTCAGAGGATCGAAAGTACATGGAAGTCCCCTTTATTCGTATTCAGGTGTCTCGTAGCTCGGAGGATTGCGGAAGCGGTCACGACGGAAGGCACCTTCAACACGGTCAGTATTTGCCCGTACAGCAACAATGCCAGACTTGGTTAGGCCACCTGCAGCTACACCAATAACAGCACCAGCTTTCTTGCCTTGATACTCCAGTGTCTCTGCCAGAGAGGTGTACTGTTTAGCCAAGTCAGAGTAGTCAGCACTCAGAGAACCGTCTAGCTGGACATTAACACTGCGGGCATACTTGGAAGCAACTACACGAGCAAGCCACGCTGCAGCAAAATAAGTGTTGTCCCCAGTCTGCGACAGAGCAAAGGTAATCTCTTCATTCTGAGCCTGTTGATCTAGGTTGTCAGTGTCACCCAATAACAACCGTACAGTGTTAAGACGACCAGAGGCCGTGGTGGTATCTAAATCAGATGAGTCATATGACCAAGCCATTTAGGTCGTCCTTTTAAGTTAGTCTAGGATACTGTCACGGACCTCAAAGAATTTCTCTTCAATCCAGCGATTATTACGAAGGAAGCTACGGAGAAGCGCACGTTGCTTGGCTTCAATCTTCGATTGCTTACACTTCTTAGCGGTGTATTCACTTGTTGAGTTAGTCCGACCTTTAACCTCATTATTGAGTAGGCGAACAAGACTTTCTAGTTGTGTACCATCCATTTCTTCTAGACGGTCACCTAGTTTAGCCTCTTTCTCTAATTCTTTGTTGTGGTAGATTTGACCAGTCGAATAAAGCTGGGCTACACGAGAAGGTTCAACACCTTTGGTTACCCAGTCAAAGTGATCCCCCTGTTGATAACCACTAAAGGGGATTTTAACGAATACTGGCCAATCAATCTGCCAACCAAGGTATGCGGGATGTGTCATAGTCGGGGTTCCTTATGTCGGGGGTGGGGAGCCACCTAAGCAGCCCCCCGATAGTAAACACTATTAGGCGATAACAGTGTTGAAGAAGTAGCCCAGATCGGAACCAACAACTTTCATGTCGTAGGCCATCTTGGCTTGGATGTGCTCAGCAACACCCACACGACGCAGTGCATCGTCCGAGAACGATTCCACGGTCACGCCCAAGTTCTGTACGCCTTGCAGGTTGTTCCAAGCAAAGGTCAGGCCAGCGGCAGGGGTCATCAGACCAGCAGCCGAGGGGGTGTGAACCAGCAGCGCGTGCTTACCACCAATGAAGGCATTGCTTTCGGTCAGACCTTCAGCAGCCGAGTTCTGAACAGCTTCCATGACGTAGAAGTTCTCTACTTCAAAGATTTCTGCCAGTTTGGCATTGGTGATCAGCGCAGTGTTTGACACAGTAGCGCCACCGTTCAGGCGGGCCAGAATGTCAGGGTGGTTGATCAGGATGTCACGAACTTCTTTACCAACAACCATAGTGTTGGGCTTGAAGCCACCCGATTTCAACTGCATGGTGCGACGAGCATTGGTCACATCAGCAATGGGGGTCGAGTTGGTGTAGTCCGACCACAGGTTCGAGGGAGTCGATTGCGAACCCCAAACACCAGCGGCGAAGAAAGTGTTTGCAAAGTCTACTTCACGGTCGATCAGCATGTTGTTGATCAGCGTCTGGGCACCAGCGGCACGGATTTCCAGTGCAGCATCTTCGTTGGCCAGAGTTTGCTCATCAAAATCCATACCCAGACCAAACACGTCGGCGTAGTAGCTGTCGCTCGATACCGACATGCCGATGCGCTTAACTTCGGTGCGAGGAGCCAGAGGCTTACGCTCACCACCACGGTTCATGCCCGCACGGTCGTAGATGTAGTACTTGTCCGACTGACGGTTCACACCAACGGTGGGGAACACTTTGTCAGCGATAAAGTTGGTTTGTTCTTGTACATAGGCCAGCGTCAGATTAGTAAGCGGCTGGTCGATATGCACTGCGGAGGGAGTCAGCATAGGCATATTATAAAATCCTTTTCTTTAATGCTGGTTATTAGGCGACGACATTGCCACCAGTGATCAGTTCGATCTCAATGATCTGACCGTCAACACCAGCTTCTTTTGCGTAACCCATTACAACGTCACCGCTTGCAGCGGCCAGAGCGGTACCATCAGCACCTGCCTGAACAGCAGCACCAGCAGCAATCGTGCCGCCTGCTTCAACCATAACCGAGCCACTGCGGACTACAGTTACAACTTTACCAGCAGCGGCGCCTACGATGCACACGCCATAGCACTGTTCACCTGCCGAGTTTGCCAGATCGACAAAACCATCAGATTCCAGAGTTACAAATTTGAATTGTGCGGACGACAGATCGACGCCAGCGGTTTCACTACGAGTATCACGGCTCTGCATAACAGCCATTGTTATTCTCCTTTATAGGACTTGTTGATAAGAGCTTTGCCTTCATCGGTCTTCGCCACAGCGGCATAAGCCTTAGCATATTCACTCTTCTTAAATTGGTTGTCTTCCATGTAAGACTTGACTAGAGCATCCAGCTTGTCGGCTGCGGTAGCAAACTCACCATCAACGTCCGACTTACCAAATTCTTGCATAGCAGCCGCAAATGACTTGTCAGCAGCCAGCAGCGCAGCCATCACAGCCTCGTCGTCACCAAACGACTTAACTAGCGACTTAGCAGCATTAACATCAAAGTGCGGCAGTACTTCACCAGCACGTTTGGTCAATTCAATATCAGCCTTCTCAATAGCGGCAACTTCGAGGGCTTTTAGTACAGGTGCAGGGATGTCACATTTGGCAACCATCTCACCTTCAACTTCAATCATCTCAACTTCAGCTTTCTTTTCGATAGCCTCAGCTTTGATAATGAAACCGTTTTCAATCAGGCCTTTGCGAAGACGCTCGTTCTCAGCTTTCAAAGTGTCTACATCAGCTTTCAGTGCTTCGATGTCGATCTCTTCTGCAGCTTGACCCTCGTCTGCTTTTTCAGTAACCTCTTCGGTAACTTCCTCAGCAGCCTTCTCCAGATCGGCTTCCTCAGCATCATCTGCCTTTTCCATGTCGTAGCCCAGAGCCTTCATAGCTTCTTCTTTGCCACAACCTTTTTCTTCCATGTAAGCCTTTACTTTGGCATCCATTTCTTCTGTCATTTTATTAACATCCTTTTGGGAGTCGTCACGCTTGAAGAGACTAACCATTGCCTGAGCATTGGCTGGACGGTCCACTAGGGACAACTCGTCAAGCATGAGGTTCTTAAGGAGTGTAGGCATTAGTCGATCTCCTGTTTCATAGCACGGCCCCCAATGGAGAAAGCCGCAAGTTCACCAGACTTAACCATATTCCAGACTACATCATCGAATACTTTGTATGCGACAACCCATCCTTCACGGTCAGACTGAATACCTAGAGCATCACCAATCTCTTTAGTGACAGGCAGTGAGTGTACAACGACACCAACTTGTTCGCCTGTGTGCATAGCTTTGCCTACTCGCACATGCTCCATAAAATCGTTAACTGCCTTGACAAGCGTATCAGCTTCAATCATGTCACCCTGACGGTCAACCACAGGTTCACCCTTTTCAGTAATGACAGAGGCCCAGCCATATACCATACGTTGCTCATCATCGGCTTTAAGAATTTGACCTTCAATATTTGCTTTAGTCATTTCACTCACCGAAACTTCCTTTTCCCACATACGACATGACCAATAACGAGCAGAGGTCTTATCTGTAGCGGTATCGCAAGAGTGACGACTACGGAAATTAGCCCGTGCCTTAGGGTCATCCCTGCGAATTTCCATGTTGGGGTCACCAAAAGTTACTTTCTTGGTTTTGTCCCCATCTTTCACATAAACGCCAAACTTCTTTGAAGAACCTGCAGGTAGACGAAACGGCTTATTAAGTGGCTTATCCGCTTTGTTGATTTCTTCTTCTGTTGGCAGATTATCTGGATCAAATGTGCTCATACCCGTCCTCCACTAGTATAATGTCAAAAGCTGCGGTAATACGGGCATTGTTGGAACGGACTGTAGCCCTAACGTCAATATCAGTCTTCTCGGGGATACGTAGTGGGACAGAGAACACGTAGTCATATTGCCCACCAGTACCAGATACCTCAAAACTGTGTCCAATTCGGAAACTTTGTTGACCAAAGTAACGGACATACATATCCCCAGTTGCATCAGCACCAGACTGGCAAGTTGCTACACCTTGTTTCAAATAACCAGTGTAACCTGCAGGGACTGTGTAAACAGACATTAGGGTTTGCCCCTTGCCAGCAGTAATACGGGCTACGGTAACGCCACCCTTTTGAATGTTAATGTTACCAACATTATCACCACTGGTGCAATATGCACGGAAGATGCGAGACCAAGTGTTTGTCGTGGTGATAGCAGCAGAAGAGGAAACGGTGACAGTCTCACTCTGGGGAAGATAATTGGCGTCTAGCCCACTTATAACTACAACCAAGCCATCATCTGTAGCTACAGCGGGGATAGTGACAGTGCCAGCAGTATCCCAAGAAGCCCAAGGGTAAACAGTATCGTTTATATCCCAAACAGTCCCGGTCTGGTTTTGAGACATTGCAGGAACAGCACCAAACTTGTGAATAAAACTGTGGCCTGACACTTCCCCTTGAGCAATAGAAAGGGGGCTATCTTTAAAAAGCTGTTTTGCCCAAGTCATCAATTCAACTCCCGAACCACCGACACAACCTTGTTGCCATTATTTGGAAAAGTTTCTACAGCACCGTCCGTATAAGTAACTTCAAACTCTATGTAGTAAGTGCCTACAGTGTCAGTATCCCCGGTTTGCCAGTCGTATTGAACTATACCACCCTCATCGTCTACGACAGTCATCTGAGTATCTACCTTGATTGTACCGTCTATAGACTTCATGTGTAGCATGACCACAGCACCATGAAGGTTTATTGGGTTCAGTTGTGCATCCTTCAGGGTTGCCTGTAAGGAGGGGGATGTATCATTCTGTTTAATACTAAAAGCCATTATGCAACCCTGTTGTATTCTCTGTTGTACTCTGCGTAGTTATTGTCCCCAATCTCTGCGCTGTTGTATTCTCTGTTGTACTCTGCGTAGTTATTGTCCCCAATCTCTGCGCCGTTATATAGCTCGTTGATTTCAACCCTTGAGCTTGTGTCCCCATCAAGAGAGATAATCCTGCGGCGGGCACCGTTTACATAAGGGCCGCTAAGAACTGGCAGACTTGTGGCGAATGATGTACCAATAAGTACGTGGTTAATTACTGCAACAGTTACACCAACAATAGGACTGTCGGCCTCAACAGGATCACCAGTAAACACATGGGTTTGTGCTATGTCAGAGCTATCTACTGTTGACGCATCTGTGACTATTTCATCTGCGGACAGGATGTGGTTCTGGTTTATGTTGGTTTGACCAACGGAAGCAGGGGCGGTTGTAATATTGGCGGAGGTTAATACGTGGGTCTGGTTGATAGAGGTTTCTTCAACAACAGGTGCAAGGCAAATAAAGCTAACCCCACCTAGCTTATGCTCTTGTGTTATACCAGAAGAACCAACCTCAGAAACACCAGTTAGAATATCTACGCCAACAAAAGTCTCTCGCTCAGACATTGGTAGGTCTGGGACAACAGGCTGTCCAGTCAGAATGTCTGTGTTGATAAGCAGGTGCGTTTGGAGGAAAACGCTGTCTCCTACAACAGGAGATGCTGTGATTACGCTATTACCAGATAACTTGTGATCTTGATTAATAGAGGCCGAGCCGACAGATGGTTGGTCAGTAGTTATTGCTACACCAACAAACGTCTCCTCCTCAGACATTGGGAGGTCTGGAACGATAGGCTGTCCAGTTGCAATGTCAAACCCACCTAGGGAGTGCTCTTGAGAAAATACAGATTGAGCAACCTGTGGGCTATTAGTAACAATACTGTCACCAGTGAAGGTCTCCTCTTCCGACATCGTAATTGATGGTACAGATGGGAAACCTGTGGTAATGCCCGCAGGGGCAATTTGGTGATCCTGAGCTATAACAGCTTGAACAACTACCGGGTTGCCAGTCGTGATAGAGTTGCCAGTGAAGGTCTCCTCTTCCGACATATTAAGGTCAGGAACGGAGGGTTGACCCGTGGTAACAATATTACCTGTAAATAGGTGTGTCTGATTGACACTAGAACTACCAACAGTCGGCTGGCCTGTCGTTATGCCTACAACATCAATCGCCGTATTGTAGATGAGGATTAGGTCTTCAACTACTGGTGCGCCAGTTACAAAAGAAGAACCTGTTGTAATATGCTCTTGAGTAATAGAGCTGGCAGTTACGGTAGGAGAACCAGTAGTGATTGAAATCCCGAGGAAAGTTTCCTCTTCCGACATCGTAATTGATGGTACGGAAGTTGGGCCAGTAGTTATACCTACAATAGATAGGTCGTGTTCTTGAGCAAAAACCGAAGCAGCTAGGACAGGGGAACCAGTCGTAATTGAAACCCCAGTAAAGGTCTCATCTTCCGACATTGTAGTGATGCCAACAACTGGGCGATCAGTTTCAACTACATTACCAGTAAAGATATGTGTCTGAGAAACAGCGGAACTACCAATAGCAACAGGGCCAGTAGTAATGCTATTACCAACAAACGTCTCATCTTCTGCCATCGTAATTGACGGAACAGAGGGGTTGCCAGTGGTAATCGAAGTAGAAGTAAAGTCGTGTTCTTGGTTAAGAGAGCTAGAGCCTACGACAGGTTGGCTTGTAGCAATACCAACAATACTAAGCCGCTGCTCGACGGTCCCCCCGTCATCCCCAAGAGGTGCGGAGGCAAGGGGGGAAAATCCTAACATTTAATTATTCCACCTTATCCGGCCAATTCACGTTGTAGGGGAAACCCTCTTGAGAAGTAATATCACGAAGTGCTTGACGATAAGCTGCCCAAGCAGGCGTCATAGTGTTGTCGCTTAACGCCATCCAGTCTGTTTCTTTCAGAAGCATAGCTCGGTGACCACGTATGTTTTGCTCAGCTTGTTCTAGAGGTAGTTCAACTACGCTCCAAACTTGGGTCCATTCGTCGTCAACTAACTCAACGTCTTGTAAAACTCGGTGTGTTTTACTGTCAAAGTCAGGTGCCGCAACTGCCTTAACTGGATGTACATCGTAACTAGCTAAAGTCTCTGTGGGTATGTTCTTAGGGAAAGATGTATTGGGATTATCACGGCGTAGTTGTCCAATTGTGTATGATTCTGGACTTCCGTTTGTAAGTTTAATAAACACAGTATTTCCTTTTGATCAGAAGTTATATAGCAACATCGAAGGCCCAAACAGTATCTGTAGCGCTGCCCATAACGTACATCTTACTGCCGTTTGATTTAAAGCCGACGGCAGCGGTAAATCGTTCGCCGGTGGGCGCTGAAATGTTAACAGACTTAACATATGATGCGGTCTGCACCGCCCATGCTGTCGATAGGTCGTATTGATATACATAACTGGGCGATGTAGTTTCCGTTATATACATTTTGGTGCCGTCGGGTTTGAAGAAAACACCAGAGGGACTGGTAGTTTGCGATGATACACTGACCTGATTGGCATACGATGCAGTGAAGATGTTCCATGCTGTCGATAGGTTGTATTGATATACCCTATCGTATTGACTACCCGCGACATACATACTGGTACCATCGGGTTTAAAATAGAGTCCAAAGGGGCTGCTGTCCTGCGACGAGACTGACCTAGCTCGGGTGTATACTGCGGTACTAATGTCCCATGCTGTTGATAAGGTGTATTGATTTACATCAGACCCACTATTTCCAACAACATACATATAAATGCCGTCTGTACTAAAGAAGACACCACGGGGTAGGCTCTCTTGCACAAATACACTAAAAGTTTGCACATATGATGCAGTCTCGACTGCCCAAGCTGTCGATAGGTCGTATTGATTTACGTCATTACCAGCGTCCCCAACCACATACATGCGCTCTCCATCAGGGCTAAAGCAGAGACCGTAGGGCTGAGTGTCTTGAGAAGCTACCGAAAAACGATCTGTTGTTGGAAATGAAAAAGACGCAGTGCTGAGATCCCAAGCTGTCGATAGGTCGTATTGCCATACATTACCTATAGTGACGGTTAATACAAACATTCTGGTGCCGTCTGACTTAAAGAATAGGCCAGTGGGAAAGGTATCTTGACCCGCGATAGAAAAGTTTTGTACATAGGATCTAGTACTAACATTCCACGCTGTAGACAGTGTGTATTCGTTTACATCAAGACCAGTGGAGCCTACAATGTACATTTTAGTGCCATCAGATTTGAAGAAAATGTCCCGTGGATTAGTTTCTTGCGCAGATATACTGGCCACCCGAGTGTATGATGCTGTAGTGACGCTCCATGCTGTCGATAAGGTGTATTGATTTACATCATCTCCCGAAAGGCCTACAACGTACATATAAATCCCATCTGGGCTAAAGAAGAGGCCTTGAGGGGTTAATTCTTGGCTACCGACATAGAATTGTTGCAAGTAGGACGCCGTGCTTATGTCCCATGCTGTCGATAGGTCAAATTCTTTTATATACCGACTAGACTGGTCTACAAAATACATCTTAGTGCCGTCTGGTTTGAAGAATTGACCAGCCGCGCCTCCAGTTACGCCACCAATATAGTATTGTTGCAAGTAGGACGCCGTGCTTATGTCCCAAGCGGTGCTTAAATCGTACTGATTCACATAGTCATATGTGAAGCCTACAACATACATCTTAGTGCCGTCTGAACTAAAAGAGAGACTTTGTGGATTGCCCCCCACAAATTGCGAGAGCCAAACATAATTTATCGGAGTCGCGTTATACGCCGCATTATCAAGATCCCATGCGCCAGTGTCAGCAACAGGGCCAGCACCAGCGGCAGATAACATTTTACGAGCTATTGACATTAGGAACCTTTCTTACGCCGCTGCTGCTGATGACAATACCCCATACCATGTTGTACCGCCATCACGGGACCAGAATACATACAAGTTTTTCTCACCAGAGGCTGGGGCATCAGGGGCGGTACCACCTGCCCAATCTACAGAAGTTGGCCATGTTATCGTGTGAGCACCACCTGCGGTAAGCTCTAAGACAAAACCACTTGACAATGCGCTAGTAAACGCAGCAAAGGTAAATGTAGTATTACCACTTGTTGTCAAGCTGAATGCACCACCAGCATCAACGTCGATACTTGGAGTTGTACCTGACAGGGCAACATACTTTTCTTTAAGAGCACTTTGAACAGTTACATTAGAGTTGCTTACTTCAAAGCGTTCTACCCCGCCAGTAACAACACGCCACTGATCCGCAGCATGGAATTGCATATAGGTGTCGGTATCACCGGAGTGGTAAATTACACCTGCAATATAGGCATTGTTGAAAGTAGGGTTGCTTGTTGTATCCAACGCTTGGTCTGCTGAATACGTGGTATAACCATTAGGGTTAGACGCCGGGTAGTAATACGAACCCTCTTGTCCATCCAGCAAATCTGCGTCTAGGCCGCTGCCGGAACCGTCGTTGCCAGCGTGCCATACTTTCTCGTTATTAACGTACAAATCTTTGTTGAAATAAAAGTTCGGTCTGTCTGTGTAAATATGCGCCCAAATAGTGTTAGCAGGGCCGAAGTCAATGTAGCCACTAGCTGTGCTATGGCGCAAGCCACCCCAAGCATTTACAGAGCCACCGTCAATATTTCCCCATACATGGTTGTGACTGTCGTCTGCTACAGTAACACTCAGTGTAGCATCAGCACTACCGTCCCAGCTTACGCTGCCTGATGCGTCACCAGAGAGTGATAACGTACGTGCTGTAGTCCATTTGTCAGCATTTGGATGATAGTTATCGTGGAATACTTTTTGATTCGATTGGGCGTAAAACTCTCCAGTAGTAATTACAGCAGGTGTAGTATCTGTGCTACCATTTGTAGGGCTTTCCTCAAAGATAATACCTAAGCCTTCACTACCGGGAAGATTTACATCAAGAGACTCAGCCCTAATACGAATACCCTGATCAGTTGGACTTCCACTCGTATCATTTAAAGTAATTGAAGCATCATTAGCATTAATTGCCAACGAACCACTCATAGTGTCGCCAGTGACGTTCACAAAGCGACTGTCAGCTTCTGTCTCAGTGTAGTAACGACCATCGTGCGTATGGCTATCATCAGCTACAGTTAAGGTAAGCGTAGCGTTACCCAAGTTCGTGAACGTAGCACTACCAGAAGCATCGCCATTGATGGTAAGAGTAGGGTCAGGTGCGTTTGCTGGGCTATAATAATAGCTACCTTCTTGACCGTCTAATTTATCGGAGTTACTTGCATACTGACCCCACTCACGTACTGCTCCATTTTTGTAGATATACATTGGATGGTTGGCAATAAGTCGGTAATCATCGTAGTTATCGGTCATTAGACCAATATACCAATATACCTTTCCATCCTCTGTTGTTGGAAGGTCTTGAGTTAAAAAGCTAGTATAGCTAGAGTTATCTAGTACAAAATTACCATTAGAGTTAATTGTACCAACAAGATAAATTGGGTTATAAGGGGTTGCCCAACCGGAATCACGGTTGTTCCAATATTCCATATTGCCTGTTTGAAGGCTTGTGTACAAGTAATTAGCTGTAATAATGGCGTCGGCTGCGTAATCTGTAGTATAATTGTACTTAATTATGTTACCGCCAACACGAATTTCTGCTGTAGAAACCGTGTTGGTATTGCCAGTAGAACCACCCTCAGTTACAGGATAATACTTGCCATCTACGCCTTCTAATAAAAGCTGGTAGCCATGAATGTAAGCTCCCGCTTGTACGTCTGTTTGCCAGCGAAGCTCATAGTCAGTAGATGAGAAATAAAAATCGTGTGCATAAAAACGATCTTGTCCTGTATCATATTGCAACATAATAAGAGCACGAGGCCCGTAATGCGTGGTTAGCTTCTCATCATTTGCATAGTAAATAGTCTTTGCGCCAAGATTATTAATGTTTAGAGTAGTAGTTGTGGCACCAGCTATGTTATTCTGATAAAACGCAATAGTCATTCCATCAAAATAAGAAGTAATATCAGGGTGTGTACCAGTCCAAACACCAGAAGTTGTTCCAGTATTAGTGATACTGAAAAATTCTTTGTCAGAAATCTTTTGGAAAGCTGTGCTATCTAGGCCATCAAGCAAATCAGCATCTAGGCCAGAACTTGAGCCATCTACAGTCTTAATAGCTGTAAGAATTTCAGAGGCTGTCTGATCAGCAGTAGCGTTAGTCTCCCCCGTATAGCCCAAGTCAGATAGTGTCATAGTACGGGTGGAAAGACCTGTAACATGACCGTATGTGTCTAGGTTAATATCGCTTACTACATTAGCCCCAGTAAGAGCATCAAGGCTTGCCTGAGCAGATGTGTCGGCGTGAGCCAAGCCAGTAGGTTCTTGTACAAGACCGCCACCTGCACCAACACTAAATATATTACTATTAAGGTCAATACCATTGCCAGCACTATAAAGTGGTGCAGTTTCTGTTGCGGAGCTAATTGAAGTAACGTGACCATAGTCATCCAATTGAATACCTTGAATGTAGGTACGGCCAGTGTTAGTTACAGAAGATTGAGTAGAAGTATCAGCATGTCTAATACTGACGTTACCAGAAAGTGCGCCACCACCAGTTAAGCCATTGCTACCAGTAACCTGAGTACTTGTGTTTACTTTTAAGTTTAGGCTTGTCTGAAGACCATCAATATTGGAGATAATATGGTTGTGGCTGTCGTCAGCTACAGCTACATTCAGAGTAACATTAGAAGAGCCATTTAATGTTACACTACCGGACGCATCACCACTAAGTGAGATCGTACGTGATGTAGTCCACCTATCTGCATTTGGGTGATAATTATCATTAAACACATCTTCTGCACCTGCTGTCAAAAAGACAACAGCATCGCCAGAGAGACTAATCTGTTGCCCACTATTACTACTCTCAGTCACGCCTCGGGTAAGCGAGGGTGGGTTTGGAGCAGATGAAGGGGTATAGGTGCCCAGCCCGATTTCCCAGTTGCTGCCATCTTCAATAACATAGCGAACTACGTCATTTTGAACTACGCCAGCATCAGCAAAAGATTGATAACCAACCGCTGTCGTGTCTAGCGTAATTGCTAAACCCGTACCAGTCGTGTTTGTTGTCATTTTTGCACGGTTCACGAGCTTGGTCATGCTAATTTACCTTATGCGGGATCTGGGATACCAATGGTCACGGAGCTAAGGGTAAATGTGTTGCCAGATGTGACAGACTGAGAAGCTGCAAGAGAGCCAGTTGCCAAGAGGCGGCTATTTGAAGTATCTACAATAGCGTAGTGGGTAGCAGTACCAGTGCCCGATACGGAGCCATCAGAGATTGCTGCCACAACAACCTCGCGGCCACCACCAGTGCGGTTTTGAGGGGCGCCAATAGACAACGACGAGCTGCTACCAAGGGCATAGGTGCTGGTTGCGTTAGCATATGTCGTTGCTTCTTGTGAAGTAATGTAAACAGCATTTGCTTCAGTGTCCAGAACGGTCAAACCGTTGTCAAACACTCGATCATTAAGAGTAGCCATTATTCAGTTTCCTGTGTTTGTCCAGTGTTTGCATCTGGATCATAGTCAAGTTCAGCAATAGCCATAAGGTCACTAATAACCTCTGGGTGGTTGCTAACATCAATATTCGCACCATTAAGATTACGAAGAAAGGCTGCAATCTCACGAAGATCGTGGGGTGCTACATCGCCAGCCTCAATAGTAGGCATCAGGTCATAGGGCAGACCGTTCAACTCCCAAAGGCGCTCTACAAGCTGTTTATTAAGCACATCTACAATGGCTTGGATGTAGCTTTCAAGCGCACGGAGGAACAGGTCTGTCTTCGACTTGGAGAGAGCATACGAACCGCCCTGCGATCCAAGCAGAAGAAACTCAGAAAGAACACTACGAGCAATATCGTGCTGATAACGACGAACAATGGGATCAATGTCGATGTTACGCTTACCATTGGAAGCCATCAACTCAATATCTACCAGACGAATGTTGGTAGGCGACCCATCTTTATCCAAGTAGGTGTCAGAAGGAGTGATAATATAACCTTGTTCGTTGAACTTAACATCCCGAAGGATTTGCTTCAAGTTATTTACGAACTGTGCCTGTTCTGGACTTGCGCCAGCAGACAGATACTCAGCAGGAATACGAGCAACCGGGATACCAGCTAATTCACGTTCAACAGCGATAGCCTCGATAGCCTGCAGGTTGTTCAGGTACTCATAAGAGGTGTAAGCATTCCTTAGAATTGAACGACCAGAAGGATCACCATTAATGCTAGTTGTTCGATAGTATAGAGATTTGTTGGTAGGAATATAGGACTTGTTGTTAAACCCGCCGATAGTTTGTTCAATGCCGAGTACATCGCCAGTCTTCCTGTCTACATCAAAACGGTTAATAGTCCAAGGCGCACGAGCTGCAATCTTACGGACGCCGATACGACCATCAGTATACTTAGAACGCTTCTTATCAGACCGTTCACTAGGGCCAACACGACGCTTATAGACTACCTCGAACCAACCAAACCCATACGACAAGAACGACAAAGCCTCAGCAATGTGATCGTCTAGAGTATGATCCATATCGTGCAAGACACTCTTAACAAACTCAGCTTCACGCTTGGCTGCATCTGTGTCGTTAGCAGGCTTGACTGTCAGGGTCACATCACGTAGGATTTGCTCTACCGAATACATAACAGCACCGATAGTGCTATCATTGTCCCGCATCTCACGGTATTTCTTAATGGCCTTACGACCACGGAGTTCAGGCAGAAACTCGTCTGCACGGATTTGACCGTTATCAGTGTTATCACCAGCTACACCTAAAGTAGCCTTAGCTTGCGCCTCAGAGAGTTTCCTAGCCATTATTCTTATTCCGTTATCGTGAAAGCCCCTTAGAATTACTGTAGGCTAGGGTAAGCTGGGGCTTACTGTACCCGTTAAGTGAGAGGTCTGTTAAAGCCCATACACAGGCATCTAATCTATCTGGGGAGCCAATCGACCCTAGTGGTTCCCACGTTCTCATTTGGGTTTCTAGTTCGTCTAACTTAGCCCCATCAGGGGGATTAGACACATGTTTAACAAGGCCACGTTCATATAGTGCAGATATTGGTTCCGCTCGTGCATACTTGCCACGAGATGCTCTAACCATCTTTACGGGAACAGTCTCATCTTCACCATGTAACGTAGTCTTAACCATATCACCGCCTTGGTTAACCTCAGCAACGATACGGTCAGCTTCATATTTGTGATATAGGGAAATAGCTTTAGAAGCCCATCCTTGAGGCGATAGCTTCTCTGTGTAGTCACCAAGGACGTAAGCAATGCCGTTCACATCAATACCAGCAACGACAATACCTGTCATGTCACTTTCTTTGTTCGCTGTAACAGCAGGGTCAATAGCAACAACAATACGAGCTAGATCAGGTACAGAGTCATGCTTAATCTCAGCTTTTTCTAGCATGTCTGTAGACCACAGAGCGCCCTCAGCTTCCTCTAGGACTTCTGCGTAAAGTTCTTGGCGACCAAGACGGGTACCCTCATACTGCGCTTTGACCGCTTCAAGATAGGTTCCTGCAAGGTTAGCAGCATTATCGAAAGTAGAACCGCCAGTGACATAAGTCTTCCCATCCTTCATCAACTTCCGAACAAGTTTAGTAGGTTTGGGTGTCGTGGTGACTACAATACGGGGATGCTTCCCTAGTCGCATACAAAACTGCAACATATCCCACGTATCAATGTCTTTGTTCCAAGCTGCAAGTTCATCACACCATGCAATCTCGAACTGGGGGCCACGAAGACGTTCAGGTTCCTCAGCCGAAAAGAACTGAACGGTAGCACCATTCTCCCACGACAGTGTACGCTTAGTAGGGGACCACTCAGGAAAACCCAGCTTTTTTCCTTGGTAGGTCTTATCACCCTTCCAACAAACACTAAGGAAACCAGATTCACCCTTTACCATAACTCGTTCAATATCCGAGTTGGTAGCAGCTACAGCAGCGATACGCTTCTTACCCTGCTTAACCTGTTCCCTTACCCACTCAACACCAGTCCTAGTCTTTCCAAAACCACGACCAGCATTGATAAACCACGTATTCCAGTCACCATCAGGTTCTAACTGTGCATCCCTAGCCCAAAAGTGCCAGTCATGCTTTAGTTCTTCCACCTTCGCCGGGCCAAGCGCCTCAAATAGTTCTTTAACCTTACTAGCAGGCAAACTACGAAGAGCGTCAGCCGTTATCTTCCTCTGTGCTGTCATCGGGTTCTTTTCCTAGGAGTGCCATCAGGCTATCAATAGCTGCTTCATCTAAGTCGGGGTCTTCAACTTGCTCTACCTCATTAACAGTAGATACCGGAGACCACCCACCCTTAGCCCGTAGATAAAGCTCAGCAGCCTTAAAATCACCCTCTAGTGCCTTCTGCACAACCACACCACCAACAGCACCAACTACATCAGCCTTAGTCTCAGCCATGTCCTGACCATAGACCTTGTAGAAGGTAGACATAGAGCTAGGAGCGTCCTGATACTTCTGGATAGCCGCAAGGATATCACGGACGGCTACACCATTGCGTACCATCTCCTTAACCTTGTTGGCTATAACCTTACTGTGTTTCTTAGGGGCGTTGCTCATAACACTACTCTAATATTACTCATCCCCCCTACCATCGGCATAGTCCGTCTACGCATGTACTACCGGCTAGGTTCACTATGGTTGATAGGGGGGTGAGATACCTCAGAGACATACACATGCTCTACTTAATAGATACATTAGTATATCCTATAGTCTCTATCTAGCTAGACTACCTACCTATAGTCCTACCGGAAGAGGGGTTCTAATAATATATACACACTTAAAGTGACGATATGTGACAAACTTTTTTTATTTTTTTCTTGACGACCCCAAAAGTGTTGCAAAAATATCACACCTTAGAACACACAAAGTCTTTGTAGTTACTGGGGTTACCCCCTCAGTGGAAATACGGATGCGTCAGACTGTCGCACCCTAACTTTTTTCTTCTTTCGGATATATGGGGCGTTACGCACCCCCGTTCGTATAGTCAAGAGAAATTCTGAGGGGCCCCACCTCTCTTTCGTATAGCTTGCGTATATACGAATGGATAATGCGGCAGAAATGTCACATAAGATCAAATACTTGCGCAAAATGCAAAAGAATCATTGACAGAGGATAGGCTGGCGCCTGCCACACAAGGGGTTTGATACAAGCATGTAATGTTATAACATAACACCCAACAGCCATGCAAAACCGCAAAGCAAACGCTTGTCACCATTGCAGAAATGCAAAGCGCCCATAGGGCCACGCTAGGGCACACTACAGGCGCGAAACAGTTTTGGGCTAGGGCTAACTACAGAACAGGCTAGGGCCAGTCTAGGGGCCACTACAGGCGCCCTAATAATACATACCCGTCATATCTTGGATATCGTCAAATAGGTCTGCCAATACCTTGACGCAATGCGACTCGTCATTAGGGTTTAGCCCTAACTGTTCAATCAATTCGATTAGGTCTGCAATGCGTGAGTCAATCTTGGCCATATGCTTTGCGAATTGCGTTTGCTTATCCATGTTACCAAGCCCCCATTTTAGTTAATGCTACTCTATCACGGTCAAGGTTAGGTAATACGCTGGCCCGTTCTGCAGCAAAAGCAAAGCATGCATCCTTGAAAGAGTCGTCCGCCATGCCGTGAAATACTAGGCTAAACAGGCTTACTTTATACGGGTTTGCGTAATACATAAGGGCTTGCCACATTACCGCAGCGTCTGTGCCCATTGGTGGGCATTTTGCCTTAAGCATTCCCTTATTCTTGCCACGTTGTGCAATGGCCCCATCCAGTGCCAGCAAAAGGCGTTGTTCTAATTGATCCGAATATTCCATTATTCCGACTCCTTGTTTGAATTAATCCACAATCGCTGCAGCGGCACGCTTGCTTGTGCCATGGGCCACAATGGCCACAGACTTGCCCTTTACACTAGCGCCACCGCAAAGCTTGCAAGCTGCACATTGAACACGTTCCCCCGCTTCCTTGCTTGCCGGGCACAATACTTCCTTGCCCTTGATCAGCGAGTCCAGTGACTTGATCACACGGAACGTTCTTTCGCCACGTTGCCAAGCTTGTTCCGCTTGTGTGGCATTGTCAGCGCTTGTCATTACCAAATTTGGCATTGTGTTTGCTTGGTGTGTGTATGCAGTGACATATTCCGCCCCGCTTGTCAGACTAGCCCACACGTCGGCTGGCACAGCCATAGGATCGCCATAGCTACCAAGCCGCACACCCCGCAATAAACCGATTGCCCGGATTGCGTCGTGCCCGCTTGCGACCGGATACTTGCCCGCCTTATAGGCTTTATAAATACCATTCGGGGCGAACAATAAATTGACATAGCAAGTGCGGTTTTTGGCCCAGCCTGTTGCCTTGTTAGTGGGCTGGCCTTTATGCGGGCAATCGCCGCAAATTGCCTTGTCTGCACCCGTTCGGCTTGCGGTTATAGGGTCAATGTCACGGTGAAGAATCCATGTTTGAACCATAGAACCTGTTTTCCGGTTGTCGCTTTTGACTTGGGCAATGGCCACAATGGGTGCCCCATCAATCAGGCTTGGGCCTTCATAAATTACAAAAGATTTGCTTGCCATTATTCAGACTCCTTAATTTCTGTTTTTGCGTATTTTAGTGCTGTTTTAAGACAATACATTGCCGTATCTGGCATATCTAGCTCTAAACAGATTAAGGCGTCATAAAGAAAATATTGCCAGTCTGTTTTTAAACCTGCCGTTTTGCGCTCTTGTTGCAATACTGAAAATTGCTCGAAAGTTAACATTATTCCGACTCCTTGTTTGCGATATGATACCCAAAATTACCGAAATATAGATTTACCCCGCCTGTTTCCGACTCATAAATTGCAAAGGTATGGGCAAAGGCGCAAGCGGCAATAATGCCAAGAAATACAGTTTTCATTGTGTAGACTCCTTATTACCGTTTCTAGCGTCAAAAATTATGCGTGTTTCACTTTCTGATATTTCCTCGCAACGAGTCCGATACCCTTTATCAATTGCCCAATTTGTCGCTTTGCATGTGCCAGCATAATTTGAGCAAACATGAATTAACAAACCGTTTGCATAAACAGCGTATTTCATTTTGTCGACTCCTCATAGGTTAGAAAAGTTTTCAGTTAGGAAAGCGGCAACGGCGATTGCCAAGATAAAAGCGCCGATAAATACGAAAAAAGACATTGCATTGACTCCTTAAACGTCAAACCGGATTGTGTATTCAATCCAATTTACAGTTTCATAAGACGCAAGGTCCAACATAAGCTTGCCCAATTCAGAAACACGGCATTCAGTAACAACAAGGCCATTGTGAACATAAGTAAAAAACCCTGTTAAATTACTGATGGTCAAAGCCAGCTCTTTTTGTTGCCACTCTTCGCCGAAATTTGCCACGGCTAGGTATGCTTTCGTGTTGTGTGTCATTTTCGTTTTCCTTGTGTGTTTGTGTTGTCGTCTAAACGTAGCTAAGCAATGTTCGGAAATGTTGTCAATCCCCATTTTTTGATAAATTGATCAATATTTCACGTTTGAAACAATTTGTGATATGTTAAGGGAACAAAACGTAAACAAAACAGATATGCAGAATTTGCATAGCAGCTATGACTTGACAAGTCGCTTTTGTGGTCTGGCACGCTTAACCAAAGCGAACGAATCAACGTGGGAATCGCCTTATGCGAGAACAATACCATTGCGCCTGGACCTATCCAAAAGTAGGGGCGGCCTGTCTCAAAAGTAGGGGGTTGACAAACCGGGGGCGAATCGGATTTACTGAAGAGTCGAGTCGGATTCATACCTATACGAAAGAGAGTTTGACATACTTTCGAGACAGAATCACTACCCGAATCGGTAGGCTATGCGTTTGCACCTGTCAATCTATGCTCTTGCGCTCTTGCCTATACTTTCGAGACAGAATCATATCCGAATCGGTAGGTCTATACCAATGAACCTGTCAACCTATACGAAAGAGAGCTTGACAATACTTTTGATACCGAATCATACCCGAATGAACTTTGACCTATACGAAAGAGAGCTTGACACATACGAACGAGACAGAATCATACCCAAAAGAGTTCGCATTTATACGAAAGAGAGCTTGACACATACTTTTGAGACCGAATCACCTACTTTCGTATGGGTGACCCCAAACTTTCGTGTAGGTGACCCCCTCCAGTGGAAATATAGACCCCCCTCCAGTGGAAATTAAGGCCCCTCCGTGGGAATTTAGGGTTGACCCCACCAGTGGAAAATGCCAGACTGATTCCAAGTTGACCCCCACCGATGGAAATAAGGAGAACCACAATGGAAAGCAGACTGAGAGTGAAAGTGGTTTACGAAGGTGAAATATTGTACACTGACATGCTGACGCGCAAGCAAGCAGAGAAGCTGGTCGATGCCTTTAAGCGTAAGGGCTACGATCTAGAAGTAACCCGATTGGAGGACTGATTATGGATGTAGATGAACACGATGTGCTAGGTTGGATTGAAGACGTAAGGAAATACAGCAAGCTGGTAGAAGCTATGTGGCCAGATGCACCCAAAGAAGTAGAAGACGCTATCGTAGAGGCTATGGGTGGTCTTGATCTGTTGGAACTGAAGCTGAAGGAGTATGTAGAATGAACCTGATTAAAGATCTTGAATATCTAGCCTATGACCTTCGCATCTTGAGTGCTAGGCTGAGTGAAAACAAACGTGCTGCTGACCGGGCACTCAAGAATGATGAGGATGCCGCCAGTGAGGATTGCAACAAGACAGATCGTCTAAGCTGGCTTTTAGACAACATGGCGGATGCCTACTATGATTTTGATTGTCGTCTTGATGAGGTTAAAGAGATCGAAGAGAGATTGCTTGACCTGATCGAGAGTGTAGAATACAATGAGATTCGTAATCAAGCAGTGGAGAAGAATCATGCTTAACAAAGACCAAGTTCGTGAGATACTGGAAGCTAAAGGCACTAAGATCACTACAGTAACCTTCATCAAGAAGGATGGCTCTGAGCGTGTAGTTAACGGGCTGCTAAAGCCCACTAGCAAGATCGTAGGTTCTGATCGTGGTATGGCCCAAGGTGAAGCTATGCGTGCTCGTGGTCAGGTTCCTATCTGGGAGATCAGCAGCAAGTCGTGGAAGTGCTTTTATGCTGACAAGGTAGTGGAGATCAAATGACATCCTTGATGTGCATGGCTGTGGCGGTTTACTTCGAGGCTCGTGGTGAGCCGCTACAGGGCCAGTATGCAGTAGCTGAGGTGGTAATGAACCGAGTTGCTGACATCCGATACCCTAATGATGTTTGTGATGTAGTTTTTGAGCACAAAGCCTTTAGCTTCACCCACGATGGAAAACCTGATCGCCTACCTAAGACTGAGGCTGGTGACAAAGCACTAGAGGTGGCCACCAACGTAATGGATGGGCTGAAGATGGGCATCACGTCCACACACTACCATGCCACCTATGTCAAACCCTACTGGACAGATCACTTTGAGCTTGACGGTATGGTTGGCCAGCACGTATTCTACACCAACAATACCAAATATAAATGAGGCCCCCGTAGTGGAAAACGATCCTAGACTTATCCCCGTAGACGAAATGTGCAACCAGCTACAGCGTGACATTGACGAAATGCAATGGGAAGATCCAAATGCTGACGTGACATTCGAGGAACGGGAACTTAAATGGTTTTTGACACTCAAGCACAAAGGCATCCTCTATGACACAACATTCTAAACGCTACTGGATTAAACCTGAGTATTCACTGGAGTGGATACCTGTAGTATCTGCTGCTGCAATGGTAGCATTTCTTAACTGGACCGAATACAAGTGCGAGGTACATACGTATGATTGAAGCAACATACATCGACCACATGGGCAGTGACCTGTCTGTTGTGAACGCTGCACGGGTATCCTTTGGAAAGGGGAGTTCTTTTAGTAAGAAATGCTTCAACTGCGGAGAAAGTGCTGTCAAAAAGAGTGAT